ACCAATAAGGTTACAACTACGCGGTCTCTCGACATCTTTCTGCGAGTAAACTGCGCTTCCACCGGCTGAATATCCGGATTGCGCCCATTTGCGTGGTACGCCTGAACTTCAGTTAACCCATCATATGCGAAATCATCGCCAGAAACGGGTCTCCTAACTGCGTAGGGCAAAAGGCGGGAAGTCATCTGCTGCTCTTGAACATCGAGCGCGGCATTGAACTCCGTTATCTGAACTGTATCATAACTCATAACTTCCTCCTTAGTTAATTAAATTTCACCGCCCTTACGAGTTACGATCCCCGGCTTTATTTCCCGGACGTTTCCCGCTTGAGTACGCCAGTTATTTTTTCATCGATCCCCGGCTTTATTTCCCGGACGATTACTAAAATGTCGCTGACAAAAGAACACTAACATAAAAAGATTTTCTTGTCAAGAACTTTTTTACCCAGCACCTTGCAGGGTTTTCAACTTGCCACGAATAACCTCCATTTTATCATTCAATTCTTTATGTTTAACCCGATCCTTAAAGGGATCACTATACGCCGGGTTTTTCATTATTTCCTGCATCTGGGCAACCAATGTTTCTTTAGTTTCTTGTCCACCACCTCCGCCTCCACCGGAACCACGAAAAGGATCTTCACCTGTGAATTTCTTAGCCAAAGCATCTGTCGCGGCTAAAACAACGGTCAACTGTTTTTCATCAAATGATTCTAACAATGGACGAATATTTTCTGGCAAATGCGCAGCCAAAAATGTTTTGCCGTTTTGGATAACTGCATCTTTCTTATCACCAAACAAATCACCTGCGAGTTTAGCGAAAGACTGATCTCTTAACTGCGAATGTTTTGTTTCCGCGGTAAAGAGTTCTTTCAAAATCCCGGGAAGGATTTGTTTTGCTTGAAACGGACTGGCTCCAGCTTTATGCAAAAGATTCTGTACAATCTTTATAATTGGCCCAGCTTTTTGAACATACTCCGGGGCCACCCCCTCAACTGTGCCGACTTCATATTTCTCCGGCGTCTCCGGACGAAATTTAGAATGGAACTCACCCCACTTATCATCCGGGGTATTCGCGTCGGGTAAAGTTCTCTGGCCTAATAAAGTCGTAACGCCGTCAAACTTTTTAACTAAGTCGCCAAAAGTATTAATTTCTTTAGCGTAGGGCTTTGCCTGAATATCCGCAGGTAAAAGAGCGCGGAAAGCATCTCCCTGTACCGCACCTAAACTTTCAACGGTAATAGCCGCAGGAGCCGGATCACCGTCAAACATCATAAAAGACACAAACGGAAAAAATAATTTTAACCCATCCAATAATCCGAACATTATTCGCTCCTTTCAACAGCGTTTTTAGTCTCTACGGACATCATTTTCCGTATATCGTGATAAACCGCTTCTCGTCCTACATTAAAAACTGTGGAGCTAATTTGTATTTCTCCATTAGTCCCCACAACCTGAACCGGCGCATCATAACTACAAATTTCTCTCAACAGCTGCAAAAGCAAACGAACATTAGCATCAGTCACTGCGCTGTTGACTGCTACTTTATATGCTTCTGCTTTTTTCCTTTTTGCCTCGATCTTCTTCTGTGTTTCTGCCGCCTGTCTCGCAACTTCTTCAGGAGACTGCTGACCTATTTTATCTTCCATTTTACATTACCATCTCGGGGTAACCGAGAGCTCCATTGTTAACCATCCCATTCATCCCGCCAGTAGTGGCTTGGGCTTGGGCATTTTGTTGATTAGCAGATGCTTTCTTAGCTTCAACATCTGCGCCTACCTGTGCTGCCTGTAACTGAGACCGCATTGATTGAGCATCATTATACGACTTTAATCTCTCTAAAAACTTCTCCTTCGAAACAATTGCGTTATCCGGGGCGCCGTAAAGATCCCGGACTAATGGCATCGTTGCTTCATCATCTAACCAAAGCAACAACTCCGGCTTCACTCCTGAAAATCCTGCCGCGAATTGCCAAAGCGAAATCAATCCTCTAACTTCTTCCGACCGAAGAATACGTGCAGCTGGAGAAACAAACTCAATCGGGTATATCTCAACCCCAGCATCACGTAACTCTAATAATTCATCCGGGATTTCCAAAGGCTTTCGGCCGTTCACCACTAATTTAATATATTCTGGTGTCCCTGATTCAACCCCAAGTTCCCCCTCTTCTTCTAAAATACTAAGTGTTCTTCGAATAACTGGAATAAGTTTTTCATCTATCTGACGGCCAAAAATAGCACCTTTCAAATCTGAACTTAACTCATTGCGAATTTGAGCCTCGCCCAAAGTCATTCGGGTTTTGTTATTCAAATCCGTAAGTTTATCAACAAGAAAATGCGCATTAATTTCGGTTGTAAGCCACTCGATTAAACTCACCAATGGCGTTAAAGAACCCACATTGCCAATCGGGCCAATAGGCGCCATTCCAGTAATCTTAGAAGACGTTACATCAATAGGGATAACTTTCCCCGCAGAACGATCAATCGTTCCATTGCCAAAAGTCCCATCATCTAAGACATACCACGAAGGAAAAACTGTTAATTCGCCGCCTTGAGTAAGAAGCTCTACTACACCATTAAGCTCGATAGTCGGAGAAAGAGCATTCGTCCCCATCCCCCGGCCGTATTCTTCCCCCTCATTTTTATACAGGCGACTAACAATAATTGGGTTCCCATTAAATCCGGCTCTCCGAATAACCATCTTTTCATCTTCAAGAATATGAACCGATTCGTAGGAATATTTTTCAGAGCCTAAAGTATTGTCCTTCACATCAGCCCGAGGTTTAACAACCCAAAGAACTTTTAGCTTGGTTTCGTAATCATCTTTCTCGAGCAGTTTTTTCACTTTATCAGTAAGGGCCGCTTCACCGTACTCATCTTTTAACTGAAAAGCATTAAACTCGAACTCATAAAACTCTTTAATCACACGGCCACGGGCGTCTTCAACAACGTATAAATTTTTTAGCGGAAGCGCGCGGTATTCAACTTTGTGCTTCTCACCCGGTCTCGATTTAAACACTCCAATGGCGTCAGTACCGAAAGACACAACCTCAGCCAAAGCTTCCAAACGAGCAGTCCCAAACGCAGCCTTCTCGTGCTCCATTTGATCAACTACACGAGCATTAATCTCTTTATAAAAATCTTTTATCTCTTGGCTGTCGCGAGCTTGCCGGGGTTTAACAACACGAAAAGTCCGGGCCCCATTTTTCCAAATGGCCCCGTCAATAGCAGAAACCGCGGTGTGCATAGCTTGGCCCGCGGTATTATCACAAACATCTTGATGCTCGTAAAAAGCACCCGGAGTAGAAACAGTAGTAAACCCCTGTTTTCGCTGATAGATATACCGAGCAATAAGCTCCCAAAGATTTTCCCACGGAGCCCTGCGGGTCTTAACAGCAGAAAACTCTTTTAAATCCGCTTCTATTACTGTCATTAAAAAATCCCCGTACTTCCGGTCGGTGAGTCAAGAACACCAGAAGGTGATGTAAAATATTTAGAAAGCCGTGCTAACCGACGAGAAGTAGACTGCTCTTCTACACTACCTATTGTATCTACGGCGCCGGTATCAACTGGAGCTGCTTCAGACTCTTCTTCATCGTCCATAAAAAATTCTGAAAATGGCCACGTCATTATCTCTAAAAAATCATCACTCATTTTTACCTCCGAAAACTTCTAAGTGTCGATTTAAAATTCATTGTACTTTCAACACTACCACTTTTTGTAGCTTTGTCAAGAGGAATTTTTTTCCTGACTGGATAAGCAAAAGTAAGAATAGCTGCATCTAATTTATTGGGCGACCAACCCAACACTTTTTTTATCTCATCTTTTGGTACAAGATACGCCACCTGATTACTCGACTCCTTCTCCACCGGAATCGCGCCAATCTCAGCTAAAAACTTTTGGTCATTCGGTATAGACACCTCCGGATCCTGAAACCATTCCCGAAAACTAAAATGCATTTCTACTCTTTTATTCCGGTGCCGAGTAGGATCCATTGCCTTTTCACCAAAATGCACTCCTTTCACTAATCGTTTTGAGTAACCTAACTCGTGCAACCTATCCATCGCCCCGTGTTCATTAGTAACATCAAAAATAACAAGATCTGGATTTTCAATATCTATAATCTTCGCAATACGCCCGGCCAAACGCATATCCCGTTCAGAGCCGTCATCACCCGGAATAGTCTCAAACTCTTCTAATTTTCGATTATTCCTGCGGGCAATCTCAGTTGAGTCGCCTGTACGCCCCTGATCAACTCCAATAATTAATGGGGCTGTCGGATCTGGCTCTACTTTCTTTCCGCGGGCTACATACACACGAGCGAGATCAAAAAACCTTCCTTCCGCTTTTACAAAAGCTTCCTCCGGA